TTCAAAATTTATCGTGTGCCCCCCCACGCGCGCCCGACCCGTTCAGAAAGAAGCCCCGAGAATCGCCTTACGGGGTCAGAAAACGACCACTTATAGTAGTTATCCACACCCTGTGAATACCACCCTCTGTGGTTGTCCACGCCCTGTGGATAAAGGTCAAAGCGAACACATGTACGACGAACACCTGTACGCACGAACACATGTATGACGAACACATGTACCCATCACATAAACACTTGACAAAACATTACGAAAGTGCTAGTCAATACACATCACATGACGCCATACCTGATTGTAGATAATGCCTCATGACCCACACAAAAGTGCGCCTCACAAGCACACTTTTACACATCACATAAGTCGCATCAAACTATTAGTTACACACACTTCACACACCACACAGTGAGGTGTTCTACAATGAGTCAATGCCTTTCTCTTATGACATAGAACCAAATGACTCTCCACGTCTAAGGCGTCACATGTCAAGAGTGAATAGCGATGACAGAATAGAAGTCAAAGCACTAGGTCCGAACCTAGGGCAACTCGCACGAAGCGCACAGGTCTTTGACCCTAACGCATACGACGGTGACGGTGACGGTCTAGTACAGGACAGCACGCCCTTTGAGAGACCAGCAGTGTTGTCTAACATTGCCTCAATAGCAAGAGGTCTCGCAAGCACCACGGGTGGCTACGGGTCATACACACCAAGAGGTTCGTGGACAGTAGGTCTCACCAATGAAGAGGTCGCAGAGAGGGCAGTGCCTAGCACCCCTGCTGCCTTCGTAGAGATGCTAGTCACACAAGGCTCTACGGGTAACCTATCTGACAGTGTACGTGAAGCACTAGACATGGCACTCTTTGACGAAGAGAAGGTCGCCCAACTACGCGAGGCGTTACGCAACGCACTAGATGAACGCCCTGCGTTACGTGCTTCCTTTGATAGGTTCGGTTGTCCACCCATAGGCGTACACCCAAACAAGGACAAGGATGATGAGAGCGTTGGTTACCAAGGTGTCGCATTTGGTAAGCAAGCAATCTTCATCACAGAAAAGACGCTAGACAAGGGCGCTATGTCACAGTGGTTTGGCAGAAGGAAGTTCTCTGCGAAAGTATTCTCCTTCACTACATTCGCACCAAGAATCAAAGGCGTTGACCGTGCCTTCACAGGGGAAGCAGCAGAGGACATCATCACCCATGAGTGGGGTCACTACCTCAACTACCTAGTAGCAGACATAGCACCAGACGCACAACTACGTGACTTAGCGTCAGCCCTAACGCAAGACTCTTGGTACATGTCAAATTACTACACCAATCGCATTTCCCCAAGAGTGAAAGAGATGTTTGACTACTTTGATGGAGCCATGAAGAGTGGTGAGAAGGTAGACCAACCAGATGGCATTCCATTCGTCAAGAGTGTGTATGGCACATCGTCACCAGTTGAGTTCTTCGCAGAATCAGTAGCAGCATACTTCTCCCCTCGTCGTAAGAGTAGAGAACTACTCAACGATGAAGCCACAGACATAGTTGAGCAGATGCTCGGCATCAAACAAGTGTCTCGTAGTGGATTTGCGTCAAGAACAGGAAGCCTAAAAAGCAGCACGGGTAGTACCATGCGTGGTAAGACACCACAAGAGATAGCAGACATTGTAGTACCCAAGACAAAAGCAGAAGCAATCGCATTGTCTGACGCACACAACGCTTTACTTACAGACCCAGATGGTGTTCGTTACACGGCATCAGAACCAGACAGACTAAAAATAATTACCCCCAATGGTATTGACGCTATGGACTTCTCACCCGAAGCAGTGTCTCGTATGAAAGAGATGGTCGTAGAAGCACTCTCAAATAACCCTGAGTTCCATGAAGCAGTACAAAGATTTGGTATGCCACCTATCATGATGACTAAATCAGACGAAAGACTGGATGCAGCATACGCAATCGCAGGAGTAGAAGGTTTCCCTGCTATCACTATTGACTCAACAATGAGAGAACAAGCATTGGCCAACGGGTGGTGGCCTAATGGTATTTACGAAGATGAACCATTCATCAAAGGGACAGAGGGCTTCTCTACAAGTCCCACGAGTGAAGGATTCTTTATTCATGAATGGGCTCACTACCTCAATCGCCTAGCATTAGACGTACACCCAGATGAGGAAATGAGAGAATTGGCACGCTTTTGGTGGAACGATACTTGGTATCTAAATAAATACTTCCCTAGGTTTGGGAGACTCCTAAGGGGATTAGGTAAACCAAAAACACGGATAGACGCTAGATACAGGGGCGCTGATAAATTCGGTCAAGCAGTAAGGGGTCATCAATCCGTTGACTTTACGGGTTACCCACACGTAAAGACACAGTATGGACAGTCACAACCAGCAGAAGCGTTTGCCGAAGCAGTAGCAGCAGTACTCTCCAAAGATGTTGACGACAAAGAGTTGGTCAGTCCTGAAATGCGTAGAGATGTTCTTGACATGCTTGGTTTCTCGCCTTCGGTCAAAGAGATAGACAGAGCAGGCAGTTCAGAGGGTAGAGGTAGTGGATTTGCCTCAAAGACCGTCACCAGAGGACCTGATGGCACGAGAATTATTGACACATCTGACCCTTTCACACCGTTGAGTGGTTCTGATTGGCTAAAAGACGCTACGGATGACGAGGTAGCAGATGCCGTAACGCCTACGGGTATTGATGACGCAATAGCGCTTACGATAATGAATACGTCATACGGGGACGACCCAGCAAATTACCCAGCAGAAGAAGCAAAAGTACGTCAAATAATGACGGACCACATCTTCAAGTTTTACGGTAGGGACAGCAATGGGCAAATAGCAACAGACGCAAACGGGCAGCCTATTAGTTTCTCTGTTCCTTACGATTTTTCTCCACAAGGCAGACAAACAGTCAAAGACATGGTCAAAAGAATGATGGCAGAGTCGCCAGAATTCTCATGGATGATTAGACGCTTCGGGTGTCCACCAATGATGGTTATAGACGAAGCAAAACTCGCCCAACTAAACAATCAAGTTGAACAAATGCGTCTTGCTGGTCAAGACATCTCTCTTCCGTTCCATCTCGCAGACGGAGCAGTCGGTGGTTTCTCGGTAGGTACTTACGGGATAACACTAAGGACTGACCCCAGAACAGACAACTTGCCAATGGGATTTTACAGAAGGTTGGCAGCAAAAAGAAAGACTGGAAGGATAATCACAAATCCTGACGGAAGCAGGGAAGAAGAAAAAGAAAACTGGATGAACAACTTCGGACTATCCCTAGCCGATAAGGGTATTCACGAATGGGCTCACTGGTTCTACGCAACCGTAAAAGGAAACAAAGGACTATTAGGTAAGTCACGCAGGGGCGATAGACAATCTCGTCTTTCCTACTTGTTCCCTGGTATTCCTATGGCAGATGCTGAGAAAATGACAAAAGAGTTCCTTGACGCTTTTGACGCAGACGGTTTCATACCTTTCAACGGCATGAGTGCGCAACATCTTGAAAGAATAATGACGACAGCACGAAGAAGCATCAGTAGAAACCTAAGCAACAAACCACCAATGGAACAGTTACTTGCCGACGCAAGATTCGTGGACCTAATCAACGACTATGTGAATAATGTAATCAACGCCCCTGATGGTTGGTCTCCCTCGCAGGCACAGGAATTCGCCGACCAGATAGCGATTGAGTTTCCTTATCTAGTAGATGACATGCCACCACTTATTGCTGGAACATACGCAACAGCAACTCGTCAAGAACTATGGGCAGAAGCAATACTTTTGTTCTCCTCGCCAGACAGAAAGTTGAAGGCTAAGTACCTAACGCCAGAGATAGAAGCGTTTATTGCTTATGCGTTCGGATTGAAACAAGACAAAGACGCTAGTACCCCATACAACAAACCATGGTCGTCTCGCAGTGGTCTCGCTTCTTCTTCACGGGTGAGGAGATTACACGCAGCGCAAGACAGCATAGATGAAAGAGTCTCCGACAAGGACGACGGGTTCGCTAGTAGAAATGCCGGCGATGCTAAATCAACAACAGTAAAGATGTCTCGTGAAACATCTAGTACGTCACGATTTACGGTTGGCGACTACGAGTTTGACATAACAGATGAAGATTTGTCTACTTATGATTGGGATACTGCTTACGACCAGTGGACAACTTGGTCGGGCAACTGGCGCATGCGTCATTTGTCGTCAGCAATGATGGGTATAGAACAGCAACCCACAAAGGGTGGCGAAGAGTCGCTATCAACAGTCCACGAAGTAATGCGCTCGGGTGAACTGCTAGACGCACCTAACCATGTAAAAGACTCCGTTCGTGAATCACTGATAAACACACATAAGACGATGGAAAAAATCTCTACGGGTGACACAGTTAGCGACAGACCGTTGTACCGAGGACTTGGTTCAGTTCCTGATGATTCAGAGATACTGATGGCAGAACAGGGTGAGACAATAACGTTCCCACTTAGCGCGTTCACCCCAGACAGAGGATTAGCCACAACATTCGCCGACATGAATGCCGAGAGCGACAAAAAAGTAATCCTCCAACTTCAAAATGGTGCCCATGTAGCGTCTAGTGACTACACAACACAGATAAGAGACCTAGAAAGCGACTGGGTAGAAGTACCAATTGAGTCCGTTACCCAAGGAGAGTTCACTGTCGTATCCAAGGTTGAGAAAGACGGGTACACGGTTGTAGAACTATCGCACTCTAAGACGTTTGACCCACTATCAGGAAAGATGGTTGACACGAACGTTCGTGAGGGGTTCGCTTCTTCCAGCATGAGACCAGAGCGACGGGTATCCGATAGCGCTATTCGTACGCTTACAGACAACATGGACTTCCTACGAGATAACCCACCAATGGGTAAGGGTGGCAAAGACCTAGACGACCGTTGGGCAGAGCAGACGATAGAGAAACTTCGCAGTGGCGAGATAACTCAGGAGGATGCGTTTGACCTAATGAATGCTGTCATTGAGATACTCAGCGACGGGTTCAGTAAAGACCCAAGCCAAAAAGATAATCCAGAAGGAAAACTTCTCGCCTATCAAAAACTCGTAAAGCGCTTACGCAAACTTGCTGTTGGTGGCATGAGCAAAGACGACATGGACGACCTACGCAGAGAGCAGGGAATCATCCCTACTGCCACCAACAAGCCAAAGCCGACTCCTTATGCTGGTGGTCGTTTCGGCTTCTCTTCCACAACAACAAGAGAAGAAGCATCTACTCGTGCGCAAAAACGCATTGACGACATTGACACACAGTTAGAAGAACTTGAATCATTCAACCAGCGTCTACAAAGAGCGATTAGTGAACTTCAAGCCACGGGTAACTGGGAAGGCGAGAAGCATAACGTATTTCTTACCGAAGGCAACAGTCCTAAGACCTACAGCAAGGAGCAGTTGGAAAGCGCAGGCTGGACAAAAAGAATAAGAGAAGACTCCTCAAGGGCAAGTTTTGATAGACAAAGGGGAATAGATGCCCTGAAAAGAGAAAGGGACGGTCTTGAAGAAAGTAAGGAACGTCTTGCTAGTGAATATCCAGAAACAACAATACTTGTTGACGAGTTACTACTTGACGAAGACAATGTAGAGAGCATCTTGGCGAGGTCGTTAGAAGTTGATTCAATGAGCCAACAACAAAGAGCAGAAAGATTCACCGACCCCAGTGACCCTGATGCCGTTTATGTGGTTCACTTTGGAGCAAGCAGACTAGAAGGTGGACAACTAGACCCTTCTCGTTCACGAGGACAAGTGGGCGCAGGTATTGCTGGGAATACTCGTCAGGTAAATGACGAGACAGCCAGATACATGGTCGGATTGCGTAACGACGCAAGACGAGACCTGTCTATTCTAGAAGAAATAAAACGTCAAATGGAGACTGATGGCGTTGTTGACTTTGAGACGATAGCAAGAACAGACCCGAAAGACTTCATGAGAGCGGGAAGAGCAAGGCGTCTGCTTGGTATTGACCGTCGTGACTTCAACTACGAGCGTTCAACGTTCACGCCTCCTTATTGGAACCCTGAAAATTTTGACGCTCAAATCGCAAGTGAAAAAATAACACTGTCTAGACTTGACAAAGTTGCCGACCAGTTGATTGCAGACGACTACCAATACACAAGTACATACAGAGCGTCAGGATTACGAGATTTGTTGGGCTCGTATGGAGGAAGATACGCAGAAGGCGACTCTACTGAATGGGGCGACAACGCAAAGCGCTCAACAACTACTGGCATTCACATCTTCAAAGTCAAAATAGGTGATGACGCCGTTGAGCAAAACAGCGTTGGAGAAACTCACCTTGTCGGTAAGCACACTCCAATCGCTTCGCTTGTTGTGGACAGTAGTGGAGACGACGACAATCCTGCTCGTGAAGTTTGGAAGGGTTGGCTTGATGCAGTTATTGAACAAGACATTGGTAAAAACAATACACGTCGCTCAGGATTTGCTTCTAGGGCTTCCGTAAGAGAGTCATCACGGGTTATCGGAGAAGACGGAGATGCTAGCAAGCCTTCAATACTCGGAAGAGCAAAAGATAAACTAAAACTAAACGATAGACAAGTCGGTCATATTAATTCAATGACCAACAAGATGCACTCAATCTTTACTAGTGGAAAAATTTACGATGAACCAATCCATCCAGCAATTGATGACAGAAGAAAAGAACTGCTTGATTCAATAAGGGTTGTAAGAGCAGAGGGTGGAATGACGATGATTGTCGCCGAACCAAACCCAGTATTTAATGCTTATTTGCCAGTAAAGAGAGACTGGGCGTCTATTGAACTACCGTCCCGCGAAGCAGTTGCCGAGGCAATAGAGAAATTGAAATCCAACAAAGGAGGCAGGCGCTCGGACACTTATGGCTCGGGTGCATTTACGGACCATCTTGAATCATTGCTTCAAGAGATAGAGAAGTTGGGTGAAGGTCCAGGAAACCTTCCGTACGAGGAGGGAACAGGAAACTACATATCCTATGTTCAGCAATACTACGACTCAATAAGAAACCCTGTTGGTGCTTCACGTCTGCTCCAAGGTAGCGATGGAATGCATGATGCGTTCGGACACTTTGGTACAGGCAGAGGCTACGACAGACATGGAGAGTGGGCTAACTATCTAGCAATGAAAGACATGATAGACGCATCGCCACTTACTGACGAAGAGAAAGAAGATGCTCATAGATTCTGGTTTAGAGAGTATGGGTGGCTTCAGTTCGCAAAACGTGGAGACCTGGAAGAAGTAGACGATGGTTTGCGTTTCATGGCAGACGACTATGACGGACCATTCAGTGAAATTTTAGACATTCTTGACTCTGGTCATAATGGTCTTGATGATGCACCGACAGAAGACACAGGTAAGAGCATCTCCAATATTTCAGCATCAGAACTACGTCAAGCAGCAGAGAACGACGCTGAGGCACAACTAGAAATTGGTCGTAGTCCTGGCTTCTCTTCTCGTTCGTCAAGAGCATCTGCAAAGAAAATAACCAAGAATTTCAAGGTAAACGGCAAGCCTCGCAAGGCTCCAGTTGACAGAGATGAACTCATACGACGTGCTGTCCCTCAGAGCGCAGCCGACATGATGAGAATCATTGAAGAGTCTCCATACATGGAGGGCAAGAAGAGCAAACAAGAAATCTATGAACTCATCAACATGATGGACATAGATTGGGTAGCCCAACAGAAGATGCGTCTCAAACTTGAGAGAGTATTGATGGATTCACCTGCATTTGAAGAACTTCTCAACGAATACGACATACCCCTGATGATTATTACAAAATCAGGAGTTGCTAAATATGCCGGAGGCACAGGCACTTTGTATCCCAACTCGGACAGGTGGAGAAACATTGAGGGCGAGTACATGACGGAATACGGTTTTATCGCATTTCCCGCACGTGTGGTTGACCAAGAAACAGTGAACAATGCCGTAAGTGATGGACCGCTACCGACAGATGACATTATCCGTCACGAGTTGTCTCACACTATCCACGCTATGGCGATGGCTCAGAGTAAAAAAGCCCGCAAGAAGTACGAGGCCGACATTGCTGAATTTATTGAGAGAATGGAAGACGCTATTGACTACGCAGAACGGTCAGGCGCTACGGAATTTGACATGAGGTCAGTCACTATGGACCCAGTAGACGATGCTCTCGCAGGAGAAATAAGTAGATACGCGCAGTCCAAGAGGGCTGAATACATCGCTGAACTGCTCACCCACATGCTTCCGGGCAAAAGAACCAAATATGTCCCACTTAAAGACGAGCACTTTAAGATGCTCTCAGAGTTTCTTGATATTCCGATACCTAGACTACGTGAACTGTACAATAAATCATTGGACAATAGGGCAGGGTGGCTGTAAAGATGATACCTAAATCAGAAGACGACATGAATGCCGTAGACATTTATGACTTACAAACAATGCTTGCTTCCGTTGATGACCCTGAAACCCAACAGAGAATCATTTCACTGATAGACAAACTTTCGTCATCAGCCCCTTCTCGTGAAACAGTAAGAGGCAAGTCGGTTCAGTGGGTAGACCTAGCAACCAAGTCGTTCGTACTGGATGCCCCGTCATTTGACATCAAGTCCCTGAACTACACAATGCCCGAAGTGCGTGAAAGAATCAAGAACCGTATTATGGCTGGCGACAAGGGTGGCAAAGCAGGTCAATGGTCTGCTCGCAAGGCGCAACTACTCGCTATAGAGTATCGTAAAGCAGGTGGTGGCTACAAGGGTGGTCTACGCAAGACGCAGCGTTCGCTCAAGAAGTGGACACGAGAGAAATGGACAACATCAGATGGCAAACCAGCGATTCGTAAAAACGGCACTCGTCGCTACCTTCCTTCTTCTGCTTGGTCTCGTCTTACGCCAGCACAGAGGACAGCGACGAATCGTAAGAAAATCATCGGAAGTCGGCAAGGCAATCAGTTTGTTGCAAATACACGAAGTGCAGAGAATGCTTCGCGCAGAGCGAGAGACTGAAGTTACCCCCGGCCGGGACGAGTCCCGATAGTCTTTACCACTTACCGAGTGGACAAGCCTCGCCTACAAAACGCACCTTCATAAGCAGTGGGCAACCACAAACCTTACAGGTCTTCTTCCACTTCTTCATGTGTGGACATTCTTTACAGATTGCGTATCTACGAGCAGCGATTGACGCTGAAACTTCTTCCATTAGCGCATTCTGCGCTGACATTTAAGGCAGAACTCCGACCACGGGTAGTACCTGCGCATGTTTATAGGGTGAGAACAGTCAATTATCTCCGTGACCTTGGCATTCACCGTGTCTCTAATCATCTGAGACATGGTAAGACCAACCTTCTCGGAGGCTTCCTTCCAGCGTTCCCTATCCTTATTCGTCAAGCGAACGAGAATGTTCTTGTCAGCAGGACCATCTTCTGGTGAAACCTCAGTAGACATAGACATGTCGCCATGTGCTTCACGGTCAATAGCCGAAACTAGATTACTAATCTCTTGGTCTTTTTCACTCATCAACTATCTCTGCGTCCTGTATTGGTGCTTGCCCGAGAATACCAGCAACCATGTCTGGTGGAAGTACACCCGACATACCCATGATTTCCAATAACTTACGAGCCTCTGTCTCTGGGTCAAAGGCGTCAATAGCAGCAGGGCGACCCCCTTCGCCAGCAAGAGTTGCTTTCACCGACTCCGAGCCCCGTACATCCATCTGAACATTGATGTTGGTGGCTTCCATGCCAAGAAGTTTAGTTCTTCTGTCCATGATTGAGAGAACTTGTTGTATCGCTTTGAGGTCTGGTTCTACTGCCACCTCGGTGCCGTCGTCCATTCTTACTTTTCGGTGCTGAGTAAGTGGCCAGATTGCTGCTTGTAGGTTGTCTAGGCGTTCCAGTTCCATGCGTAACACCTCTGGGTACGCCATGAGTGCTTCTCTGTTCAGTTTCTCTAACTGACGCTGTACAGCCCTGTGTACGGAAGCAGACGTAAGGTCAAACCTTCTGGCAATTTCAGATACTGCTACGCCAGCCTGTCTCATCTTGAAAATACGTAAGTCTCGCTCTGCGATGAACTCTTTCGTCATCACTTTATTACTGCGCTCTTGACTCATTTTGTTACCTTAGCGTACTCCACTACTTCAAACGGGAAAAGCCTACCCCTCTTTATCTTGGTAGGCCATGGCCTGTCGTCACGAGCACCTCGGAAATGCTTGACATCATAAGTGTACGCCATGCCAGACGAAATGTCAGGAGTGAGCGCAATACCAAACTCCGGCCAACGGGACCACACAGCAGAACCAAACGGGCGCAACTGACGATTTGTCATGCTTTCTCCCAAAGGTGCGTGATGCTCCAACCAAAGAGCACACTGATACGAATCTCTGATGTAGTCAAGATACTTGGCAACCTCAACGGCTACTGCTTCTGCCGTGCGACCACCTGGGTCTACGAATGCCTTGTACAGAGGACCCATGATGAGCAACTCTGGCTTCGTGTCCTCAATGGCACGCTCCAACACTTCTCTATCTTCTGGCTTCATCAAATCAAAACCCGATGGCTTGACGAGTAATTCTGCTGTTGGCGACTTCGTGTAGCCCCGAGCAAACGCAGCATTGTAGATTTCACGAGAAGTACGCCTGATGATGCGCTCTGGGTTTTCCAAGTCCACAGTCAATGTACGTACTTGTCGCATGCGTTGATAAGTGAACGGGTGTACGCCACAACCTGAAAGTATTGCTACCTGTCTAGCAAGCATTGTCTTACCAACGCCTTCGGCAGCAACAACAATAACTCGTTCTGTGCGCTCAATCAAATCGTCAATGACCCAATCGTAAGTGTCATCACTGCTCTCGGAAACAAACTCACTCCACGATACTAGTCTGCCAAAATCCCTAGGCTTGTCTCTACCTGCTGACATCGCAATGCCTTGCGCTTTGATAAGCAATTGATGTGGCGACAAGTCGTTGCGAAGCATTAGTTGTTCAAGTTTGTTCCTCGCCTCAATGAATGCGTCAGGATTAGAGACCACTTCAACTCTCGGAGCGACTTCAATAGTCGGGGCAGTCGGTGCCGGCGTGTCTTCGTCAAGCAATAGGAGTTCATCTATGTCTCCACCAAGAGATAAGAAGTCGGTTATGTCTTTGTATTTCGGCGTGTGCCAAACTCGTGCTTCGCAACCAGCCTTTGACAACTCGCTACATACCGTCTTTGCGTGAGCCATTCCTGGTTCGTCATTGTCGGCAATAATCTCAACTTCTGCGCCAGCGAGAACTGCTGTGTGTATCGGCAACCACTTACCAGCACCTCCTGGCATTGTCGTTGCGATAATCCCCATGTCCATGAGAGTGTCGGCATCTTTTTCACCCTCAACAACCCAAATAGGGAAACCCTCTTTTACGGCATTGATGAGTGCTGGAAGATTGTAAAGAACTTTTGGTGTGTCGCCGAGGGAGTATTCCCATCCACCTCTACCGTCGGGCTTACGTTGTCGGAATGTTTTCTTCCCATCACCGTCAATGTAACGGAGTTTCTGGAATAGAAGTTCTCCGTCTTTATCAGTGTAGTTGTAAGTTTTTGTAAGTTCAAGTTTTTCTTTGTTACGTTTTTGTGGTGGGAACAAAGATGCTTGCGTCAAACCAATTGATTCGCAAATTTCCTTACTGCTGCACGGCGAGCCCCGATGACACGAAACCAGAATGTTTCCAGTGTTGCTATCTTCGGAGATTGACAGAGATGGATTATCGTCATCATTACGACACGGGCAACGTGCTTCCCATCCGTTAGAAGTTTCGCTTACTCCTTTTAGACGAGAAAGAAACTCGTCTGTATGCGAAGAGGACATTATCGTGCTGCTTTTTCTAGGAATTGACCACCGTTTGCATCACGAAGTCCTACGCCTCTAAAAACTATGCGACCTTCACGACCAAGAGTAACATTCTTGGACCAACGCATTTCTGCTCGTTGTTGTTCTTCGTATCCACCCCAAATACCCCATGGCTCCCATTTGATTGAATACTCTAAACACTGCACAGCAATAGGACATGTAGAACAAATCTGTTTTGCCTTTGACGTGTTGACTTTTATTTCGTTTAGTTCTTCACGCTTCCCAGTTTTTTGTAGAGGGAACCACCACTCTGTTGGATAACCCTTGCAGTTACCATTCTCTGGTGAAAAACTACCCTGTTCCAAATCAACTCCCATGCTGTTGCCCCGTTATTCTACGCACATCTCTTTCAGTAAGAAAAATTGTTGCGTAACGCATCCGAAGGTTACCTGCGTCATCCGTCATTACAACATCAACAGCATCAATTGGTATTCCAAAATGTGACGACAGTGATGCTTTCATCATTTGTGTTTCCGTTTCTATTGATGCGAGTTCGTCATCATCAATAAAAGTAGCGCGAGGTTGTGCGATTGCTAACGAAGCCATCGTTGTCTCCACCTTCTCTGCACGCAAACACCACACGCACGCAAGTTTTGGTGCAGTCGCTGCTCTCGGTCGTTGTTCTATGTGACCACACGAAAGAACATGGTGATAAGTAACGGAGCCCCAGCCTCCAACTCGCCTTATCTCTACGACGTCTCTACGGGGCGCACGGCGATGTTCTGTCGTCATGAGTCATACAATAACAAAACCCCACCCGAATAAACGGATGGGGCGTTGTATCTACCGTTTCGCACTCACTGGTGCGACTTACGATTTAGAAAGGTTCGTCTGATGGAACTGTTTCTTTGGTTCGCTTAGGTGTCGGCTTCGCTGACGAATCATTTGATGAAGCACGACGACGCTCAATTGATTCAAGTGAACCGGTACGGATTCCGATTTCCATTGCCTTGATTTCAATTGTTGAACGCTTCTGTCCAGAATCTTTGTCGTCCCATGAACGTTGGTCCAGAGTCCCGACGATGACCACGCCCACACCCTTTTCCAGCACATTCGCTGAGTTCTCTGCGAGGTATCCCCATGCGACGATGTTGAAGAACGATGTCTTCTCCACCTTCTCACCAGAAGCATCCACATAGTTGTCGTTCACAGCGACAGAAAACTTCAACTGAGCCTTCTGATTAGAAGTGAACTTCAGTTCTGGGTCTGATGTGAGGTTTCCCACAATTGTTGTTGGTGTAATTGCCATGTTGTTTTCTCCAATGTTCGGGGGGTTGTCCAACTGGTTGCAAGACTACCTTCTTATGTGTAGAATCGCAACTATGAGTAAAAAAAACGAGTTTGAAGTTCGTCTTGAGGTAATCAAACACATGTCAATCATGCTTCTAGAGATGTCGGAAGTTGATTTTGAGAACCTGAGCCCCGAAGACGAGACAATGATGTTGGAAGACTTTGAGGAAGTTGCTGGTCATCTACTTGACTCCGTCTGTTTTGAGCCCTCAAATAGCGAAGATGGGGTCAGTTTTACAGCAAAAATGAGCATTATGGACCCTGAAAAATATATTAGAGATTTTTTAGACAAAAGTGGTGATTCCTAACCCTTACCCAGTAAGGGTTTCCAGAGGCCTAAATATGAATCCTTTGTGTACCAAGGGTTTCCCAATGGTTGACTAGGTACCAAAAATTGGTAAAATAGATATGTTCAGTTAAAACACTGACGACGACATAGGCAAGCGCCTGTTATTTGCTTGTTGACCTATCCGCCGAACATTGGAGAACACCTTGACCAGAAAACACTTCCTATTGGCTTTTGCCATCTTCTTTGTTGCATTGATACCAGCAGTGGTATTCGCTCAAAGTCCACCACAAGAAGTTTCTTCCGAAACTATCTCAGTAGTGGTTGAGGGGGTGACGCCAAAAAACAGTGTTTTAATAAGGTCATCTCTCACAAAGAAAGATAAAGCCACAGCAACCCTGGAGTTCTGGGAAGAACTTGCAGTATGTGAGACACGCAGTAATTGGCAAAATGGAGGTCAATACGCAGGTGGCTTGGGTATCTACACAAAAGGCAAGTTCCCTGATTCCAACATGGGTACTTGGGAACGATGGGGTGGTGAAGAGTTTGCTCCTTCGCCTGACAAGGCAACCAAAGAGCAACAAATCATTGTCGCTAACCGCATCTCAGTAGAAGGTTGGAAAACCACAGTTACTCGTGACGCAGACAAAGCAAAGCGCATGGGTGTCCCGCAAGTGTACGTATGGGATAAAGAACCAACTGGCTTCGGTGGCTGGGGTTGCTACAAATCAAAGTCAACAGGTAAGTACAGAATGGCTAAGCCTCGTCTTTACTACCACGATAAACCACACTTGGTTCCTCTTGCTCAGTTCTACTTCAATGAGCGAGGTGTGATTGTTGAAGACTTACAAACATTCCTTCGCATCACAGTGGACGGCCACTACGGGGCTAAAACCAGAGAGGCCCACGCTAAGTGGCTAAAAAGCAAGCGTCTTTCCACCGAAGGACTGCCAGCGATACCTACACAGCGAGTGGTAATTACTGCGTCAAAGTGATACATTCACAGCATGTACTCATCGCCATTTGAAGACCCAACGTTCAGAGTCCCGAACCTAACAGTTGGGGAAGTTGAACTCCTGCTTAGCGATAACGCAGAAACAATCAAACTCCTGCTTGGTGTGGTACGTGAATGGTTCGTTCCAATGATGTATCACTACTCTGAGGAGTATTGGTGCGCTGGCTGGCTTCAAGACCTTGAAGTGCAACTCCCTCAAATGATTCCTTCAGTGGCCATCGCCGCGGGACTTCTGGGAGAAATACCTTTCTGGGATGATTCAGTGGAGTTGAAAGACTTTGATGTAGACCCAATTCGTTGGAAAAAGTACGATGTCACGCAAATCGCTGATTGACCAATACGGTTCCGAAGTAATACTCCGTTGTAAATGTGGAGACATTCCCTCGCACATGATGGATATGAAAGCCCCGAGATGCCCAGTATGCCGTGAGGTTACGGAAGTTCTTTTTGGTGCTAACTGGGAATCAATAAAAGATAAATACAAATAAAAGTTGTATTTACGACCTCTTACCCATATTATGGAAGAAGAGATTATGAGTAGCACGGTTCTGGACAATCCAACCCTTTGGTCGTTTATCAAGCATCAAGTACTCTGAAGGTCCGAGCCTGACGACCTTGCCACACGGATACTTGGTCGCTTCACTCGGTGCGTACATCAAACACACAGAGCATCTCTCAACTGTTTGAAACTCAGGCTTTGGACTCACGCCTCCCAATAGTGGGTCTTCCACTACCTCAAACTTGTGCGTCAAAAGGTTTTCCCGTGCTTCTTCTTCCGAGCCAGCAAACGGGACTGCGTCACCAGGCGCAAGTTGATACTTTCCTCCGAAAAGACTCAAGCCTCTACCTCGGGTTCCATGATTTCGTCAACAATCAGTTTGGCGTACTTACGGCGCAAACGCCACAACTTCTCATTCAGTTCTTTGAACGATTGAGTGTGTCGTGCCTTTGATGAAATGTGTGGGTCAAAAGTCCCGTACTTCTTGAAAGCGATGTTGTCAAGGTCAGGAGACTCAAGAATGATGTCTGAAATCCAATCGGCTTTCTTGTCCATTGAGAGCATTAGTTCGCACATCCCGTCGTAACCGAATTCGTTGTAAACCTTGTGTGCAACAATGTCGCAGTAGTGCTTACGATAAATTTGCTCTGATGTACCTGCGCTCATGAATTGACTAAGAAACTCAGCCATCATCTCGGTTGGTTCACCTTCGGATTCAAATGATTCGTCCATAAGCCCCCATTGTAGTCATACTAATTATGACACTCGGGTGTGTCAAGCAAGTGCAAGAATAATTGACTGGGTTTCTGCTTTTTTGCGTGTAACCCATGAGTTGTTATCCATTGAGGCGATTGCTCGCTCTTCTGGTCTGGCGTCCCGATAATGGTCCAAGTACTCGCCGACAGCGTTGTATGCCGACCAACCATTGAAACCGTAACCACCAGCGTTCTTGTCGTTGATGTACAAACCACGAACAAGTAAATGGATGTCGTCAACATTTTTCTTTTGACGGTCTGTTTCGTTTTTCTTGTGAGGAAACACGCCGTTTACGATTTTGTCCAGGGCCGAAGAACCAGCCGGGACTGGCACTCCCAGGAGTTGTTTAGCAGTTGCCTCAAACCCAGTTGCCCACATGGTAGAAAGTTTTAATACTTCTGCTGCGTCCTCAATCGCTGCTTCTGCGTTACGGGTGTGTCGTGCTGTGAAGACTGCGCTGGCCGCACCGAGTCCCGCGACGACAGTGTTCTTGCAAACGGCTCGGATTGATGTATTGGCGTAAGTAATTGCTGTCTTGCCATCGTGTCCATTACGAACAAGCAGGTAACGTTGAATCTTGTCGTTGATTCCATTTGGGTCAATAATGAGTGCGCCCAAGTCAAGGCATGCGAAAAACTCACGACCATCGTTGAGGACACCACATGTATCCACGATTGCATCGCCGGCCGAGGCCCCGACAATTGCCAGAGCACGGTCAAGGCAGTCCTTGTTTTGCTGAACAACGAAACGAGTTCCGACTGTTGACAAACCATCAATAGTTCCATTTGGGTTCACCCGAACTGTCGCACGGCTGTCTGAGATGAATACGGGGCTCCCGTCGGGATTGCGAAGAGGGTTGAGGTCGTCATCAACAGCAATCACCTTCGTAAGGGCGACATCAAAGTCTGCCTGTGCTGCCGTGAGCATAGCCTCAGCCGTCTGGAGACCAGCCATGGGCTGACCCAGTCTGTGCCAAGGAATTTCCCTGTCTGCGTAAGCCATTTTGGCTCTACCCATTACGTCTCGTTCTAATTCGTGTGCCATCTCTAAACCTTTCGTTAGATTTATGAGAAAGCATACTATGAAATAATGGAATAAACAACTCCGCCGGGAAGTTTGTGAGCCCAGCGTTTTGTCTTGCGAATTAGGGGTGGGATAGCAAAAACCCACCTGTCGGAGGGCAACAGGTGGGCTTTAAACTTGGAGGCTTTACAGCCTTGTCAGAATGGGGATTTTGTTTTCTTTTTCATTACACTTTTTAGTTCCACTCGTGTAATTCGGAGAGTGACGAATCCTGCGACAATTGCTACTGCTAGCAGGGGGTGAATGTTTATTGCTAAGTCCATTTCTTGACCTTCTTTCGCACCTTGATTTTGTATCCGTTGAAACGAAGTAGTTCCATTATGTGTTCGGGTATTCCCTCGGTAACCACTATCCCCTTTTGGTTCAGGGCTAGACGGATGATGTCTTTCTTCTTCATACCTTCATACTATCGTTAGTAAGAGGTAACAACAACCTCTCAAACACCTTTTCTGAATAATCCCATCAGCAGTTCACCCAACGAGTCGGCTTCAGCGGCGGGACCCCCGTCCACGGCTTGATTGACCACGCCACGCTTGCGCTCAATGAGGTTATAGATTTCCTCATCTATCGTTCCGTCACACAGCAAGTAGGTCGCCGTAACCGACGATTTCTGCCCCAATCTGTGACAGCGACTATAAGTTTGGTCAATGTCAGCAGGTGTCCACGGAAGTTCTACGAATAAAACGTCTTGTGCGACTTGCAGGTTATGCCCCGTCTTCGCTGCTTGGATTGAGAGGACGATGACTGGTGCTTCTTCACATGGCAATGTCATAAACTTGTGCTTCTGCGCTTCTATCTCGTTGATGTCCATTCCCCCTTGGATGCGCAAGTTCCCGAACGCAAGTGCGAGTTCATCCACTACATCCCTGTGGTGGGCAGCGATGACGACTTTGCGTCCTTCGGCTACGCGGGACTCAACCCATTCTTTGATAACGGGCATTTTTGCTTTTGCTGACAAGCGACGCAGAACAGAAAGGCGAACTAAGTGCTGGTTTGACTCTGCTTTGATTTTGGCAACAACAGCAGCAGAGTTCGGATTCAGTCCAAGTTCCAGTGCTATCTCTTTTGCTCGTTGGACGAGGTACTCAATGATGTCAGTTTCGGCTTTTCTGTATTCTTTCATTCCGGCCGCAGTCCCGTCAACGACCACGGGGTCGTGAACAACAGGGGGTAGGTCGGATAAAACTTGTTCCTTTGTGCGCCGAATGTAACAAGTTGAGCGAAGTAAGTCATTTAGTTCATCAAGATTGCTGTGTCCATCAAGATGCCATTGGCCCCATTTGTCTTTGAAGGCCCCGCAATAACGTCGGTAGAATCCCCACTCTCCTCCGAACTTATCTAACTTTCCAAGAATGTTTAGTTGGCTTGCGTACTCGGCTGGTCGGTTGGTAACTGGTGTTCCCGTCAAACACAGAACAATTCCTTCTTTCGGGGCTGACCGTGCGATTTTCACGGCGCTCTTAGTTCGCTGTGCTGTTGGCGTCTTGCAATAGTGACTTTCGTCAAAAACATACGACCTGTGGTTTGAGAGTTGTTTTTCCCACTTATTAAGGTTAGAATAACTAATAACGACTACATCATAATCAGAAGGAAACTCTTTACGGTCTTTTACGACTGCGACCTTCTTGTGTGGGAGCCACCTATTGTATTCTGCTTTCCAGTTCAACACGAGCGTTGCGGGGCAAACGACAACGGCTGGATAAGAGTCGTACACATACTCCAATGTCGCAATGGCTTGCAATGTTTTTCCCAAGCCCATCTCGTCTGCAATGAAAGTACGCCGTGCATTACTTGCGTAAGCAACCCCTGCTCGTTGATACGGCAGTAACGTTCCCGTCAGTCCCGTCACTTCAATCTCAGCATCAGTGAGTCGTGATGCTTCTCTAAGTTCCGAGAGCGATGTGTCTACTGCTTTGAGCATTTCACGAACTTCGTCAGGAACCTGTTGCTTGAAAGTGTCACCCCACTTCACAACATCGGCGATGCTGGTAACCGGGGCTCGCCACGCCATCGTCTTCTTGTCCCAAGTGACTCCTGCGACTTGTTTGACTGACTGAATCATTACTCTGTCGTAACCGAACGACATTGTTAGCCATTTACCGTCGTAGTTGATGCCCCGTGCTTCGTTCTTATGTGAGGGCAATGTAAATAAAAGGACTTCGGGGTCAATGTCAAAGTCGTTGTCCTGTGCGAACTGCCTTGCTTCTTCCAGACTCGCCATCGGGGCTCGCCAGACACGGGAAACCTTGTCCCACTTCGCCCCTTTTATCTGTTTGACTTTTGCTACCTCGCCTATGTCGTAAGGAAAGTCAAGAACTAGGTGGTCATCGTCAAGGCTGAGTTTTTTCACACCCGCATCATAGCCCAGCGTTTGCGTTTGCGTGTTTGTGGGCAGACAGCACAGAGCCCGCCAGCGGAGGGCACTGGCGGGCTCTGTGTGGACTGTGCGTCAGTCGCAGTGGTCGTGGTCTGGGTAGTCGTACCCGATTGGTTCGCCACAAGCGGAACATCTGTTCATTTTTTCCTCCTCCTCATTCATACCTTCACTCTATCGGTAATAAAAGGTAAAGACAACCCGAAACAAAAGAAAGTTATTTACAGCCTTTTCTCCCGCGCCATGAGCCCAGCGTTTGCGCTTGACCTCACTTGCCTAACTGAATAGTGTCGCCTGACTGAATGGTGGTCGTGTCTAGAAGTTCGGCTATGTCCCAACTTGCTTGGAGCGTGTGACCTGAACAGTATCTCTCGGTAATTTCTGAAAGAGTGTCGCCTCGCTCTACCGTCACGCTCACAGCGGGGCAGGAGTAGTCGTACTTGCTGTCAATGATGTTGCTGATTAGCAGGGCTACTGGCACCAATACGATAATGCCAACGGCTATGCGCCTTCTGATGTATTTACTCATAACTTCACTCTATCGGTAATAGAGGGTAAACACAACCCCAAACAAAATAAAGTTATACACAGAGTTATACACAGCCCACGCTGCGCTAAAACAAAAAACATCATCCCTAATCTACTAACGGTGGCGGAAAGCAAATGGGAATAACTGTCTAGACGCAAGAAGACAACGACGGGGCTGCGGCGGGAACGTGCAAAAAACAAAAAAAAAAAGAACCCCAACCCGAAGGCTGAGGCTCTAATTCCTTGTGACTCACCATTAGAACTCCCAAGGAAGAGTTTATGTTTGGTCGTGAGACAATCCAGCAGGTAGGGCTTCTCTGCATAATTGTGGTATTCCCAATCGCCGAGTTACCTCAGTCTTTGGTTTCCACCTCGGTGTCCTTTACCGATACTTACACTCTATCGGTTGTAGGGTGCAGTTGCAACCCCAGACCAGAAAAAGTCTGGCGAGTCCCGAGAACGTTAGTCCTTGTTGTTTTCCTCGTACCACAGCGTCTTCACCACTTCAGCCACTTTGATGTGGATGTAATCGTAATGAAAAGGGTCAAACATGGTTCCCCGAATGCGTTCGGCAACGGCGGGGCGCTCCTTGTCCAGTTTGTTGAAGAACACCTGACCTAGTCGCTTTTTGTTTGCTGGGTGTTCCCAAGAGGCGTACACCCTGTCCACAAACTCTTCGTAAGTTCCGTCTTCGTAATGGTCGTCGCACGTCATTCGTCGGCCCCGTCTTCTTTCTCTGTTTCGCACAGGTAAGCGTTAGCCCAAGACTCCATGAAGTCGTTGTACGCCTCCATGTCCTCCCATGTCCAGTCTTTCATTTCAGTTTCGCCTTGCACCAATCGCACTTACGTCCACCATCTATTGCAGGGTCGTCTCCGTAAATTAGTTCAATGTCGTAACACTGTGACTGACCGTGTGTCATGCAGTAAAGGTATCTACCGTTACGCCATGCTTTTGGCTTTCGTGTTTCTTGTACTTCCATAGTTACACTTTACAGGTAGTAACCACTAATACCAACATGGTGAGAAATGTTTACAGTCCTCTGTTGCTGGCTCGCCACTGCGAGGGTGAGTGGTTCTCCTCAACGCCCCGCTTCTCGTCTTCGTCGTAGTAGAGGCGCAAGATGTGGATGCACGGGTCACTTTCCTCAAACTCAGCATCTTCTTCTTCTGTGGTGGGCAATCCGTCATGCGTGTAGCAAATCGGGGCTCCAACCCAGCCGTTCTCGTAACCAGTTTGCAACCAAGACTCAAATGTTGGCTTTTCGTTTATTCTGTCCATCATTTCAGATGGGTCAAAGTTTTCTGCATCTTTTCCTACCATGCTTGCAGGTTACAGGTTAGAAGCAGGTACGACAACCCGTGCGTCGTTTTCTTTGAAGAAAGCGAGGGCGCTGTTTGTTCGGCTCTTCCTTCGGTTCTTCCGGCTCTTTCGGAGCCCCGTCGTCTTCTGGTGGTTTTGTCATGTACCCATAATACGACAAATGCCCCTCAACCATTTTCAGGTTGGGGGCACATGACGCCTCATTGAATGGGGGTGTGTGAGGTCTGTGTAAAACTTAGTCTTCTCGGGGCTTCTCGTCGGGAACTTTTGGAGTAAAAAACGGAGAGTTCATCTTTGCTTTTTCCCAAGCCTTCATAAACTCTTGGCGCTCGGCTTCTATTTCCTCTTCGGTTTGGGCTACTCGTCTCATTGGCTGAGCATAGCAAGTAATCATCCTGTTTTCCACCAGATGCGCTCGCCTGGGTACTCGGGCTCATACCCGTAGTCCTCTTCCAGTTCTTTATCAAGGCACGGATGACACTTGTTCTTGACGCTTACTTCTCGTCGTGCGTATTCAGCCATTTCTTTCGCAGTCTTAGTTGCCCCGCATTCGTTGCAACGGGCTGGTCTGTCGGCTACAAACTTGCGATAGTACGCCTGCCTGCGCCTCATGTTCCTGAGGTTCTTGCGTTCAGTCGCTTGTCTTTGCGCTCTACGCTGCGCGGGACTAACTCTCTCCATACTCTTCTTCCATTGAGATAAGACACCACTTGCACTCGCCGTTGCTACTGCAATAGCAGTGGTCGGGATAATCGGGGACTTCGTATTCATTCATACCTTCACTCTATCGGTAGTAGAGGGTAGTTCCAACCTGCAACCCAAAAAGTTATCCACAGAGTTATCCACATACCGTTCTAAAACCAACGAAAAAATGAAAAAAAAATCACGACCCCCTGGGGTGTGTCATAGTTTCTAATCTTATAACGGTGGCGGAAAGCAATTCACGGGGCATCGCCAGATGCTGTGATGGCTAACCAACCCTCATGTTGTCAGGCTTATGCGTGTCGTTCGGGTTGCGAACCACAAATGTGTTTTCGGGCGCACGACCTTTGTACTCGTAGTCAAGTGCGTCGGCGTGATACACGGCGAGCCCCGACTCGGCTAGATAATCCTCAATGAAATCCTCCATTGCACTCAAACGGGCAAACGAAATAGAGAGAGTGAACGGCTTTGTCGGCGTACCGACTTCCATCTCCCTCAGCAGTTCGTCTGTCGTGATGCTCAGAACCTCAGCAAGTTTCTTGATGTCTTTGGCTGTCTTCTTCATAACTCCAACTTTTCTAAGCGCACTCAGGGCAGAGTGGTCGCCCGACCTCGTCAAAGTTTCGGGCTTCGGTCATTTCGTATTCGCACTCGGTGCAAGGGATTGGGTACATCTTGTTCTCTTTCATACTTTCATTCTATGGGTAGTAAGGGGTAGTTCCAACCTCACTCGTAATCTTCTTCGTCTAGGGTCAGGCAACCAAGAGCGTTGCTTGCTCGTGCGATTTCCTCGTCGCTCCACGGCAAGTCCTCGGGCCAGTCCTGTGGCTTTCCGTACCACCATGATGTCATGTGGCCACTCGGGCCAGTCAAGGCTTTGAGAGCCTCTCTTAGTTCTTCGGCTAGTCTTGCGACTTCTGTTATTTGGGTTTTCCTCATACCTCCAATCTATGGATAGTAAAGGGTAGAAACAACCTGAACCCAAACTTTTTTCAGAATGTTTCCCGTGAAACAATTAGGCATGCCTAACAAGCATTACGCAACTGAGGGGTGTGTCAAGGTTTAGGGGGTGTGTCAAGGTTTCAGTCATACTGCTTGTCGCACATCATTGAGCGAACTTGGTCTGCGCTCAGCAGGAAGCCCCGTGCTGGGTTATCGCCATCAGAAGCAAGACCAATCTTGGACATTGGTTGGTTTGCCCGAAGGTATCTCTTTAGCCGTGCGACACTTACAATGAAGAAGGAATCCGGGGCCAACCGGTAAACCCACCAGTCGGCTGTTGTTACATTTATACCTGACAACTGCCAGTCTTTACCTGCTGGCTTTTGCTCTGTTTCCACTACCATCTTGCCGTTACGGTACCTGTCCGACTTGACCTCAACGGCCCCGCTGCCGAACAACTCTCTTGCGTTGTCCTCACCTGCTTCTCCGTATGTAAGGTCGGCTTGAAAGTCAAAGCGTGGTTCGTATCCCATGCCTTGACACTACCACGGGGCTACGCACGGGCAACTGGCGGGGTGAGGGGGGACAGCGAAAAGCCCGCCAGCGGAGGGCACTGGCGGGCTCTTCTCATGGGATTTTATTTACCCGTAATCAGTTTGTAGACATGTACCGCCCAATGAGCCGCACAAAGCGTCTGCTCGTCGTGACGAGTGTGGCTTTCACCCTCACAATCAAGGTACACGTCTCCGTGACTTTCACATTCTTTCATTTCACCTCCTCCCCATTCATAAGACCATACTAACGATAATAAGAGGTAAAAACAACCTTGCAACAAAAATAAAGTTTGTGGTATTCTGCGCTTATGCCAAGCACGTGGGGCAGCAGCCCCGAAGACAGTAATTCACTTGTTGGGAACGACATTCCTCAGTACACGAAGTTCTTTGACTTACACGAGATGGACTTTGAGATGCGACGGGTTTCGGGGCTCTGGGACGTTCTGGCGTGGACTCGTGACAACGACAATGTTTGGGCTGTGTCTAAGAAGTGCGAGTCACTCGGAGATGCGTTCAACTCTTGCTACACGGAAGTGAAGATGCAGTTGCGTCTTCCTAGCCCCGAGGAAAACTAAAAAAACCACCCACCCGAAGGCAAGTGGCTTTTTCGTGAAGGCTGTTTAGATGTAAGAGTTTGAGTCCATGTAAGACTCAACCGACAACTCGTAGTCCGAAGTGAGTTCCCACTCTTCCTCGGTACCCTCGTTACCGTTCCCTAGCCAGTCCTCGTAGTTCTCGTTGTACCTGTCCGAGTCCTTGAAGTCCTCTTCTGCACGTTCCCAAGCCTCTTGTGCTTCACAAGCATCTTGGTAAGGCTGTTCAAGCCATTGGTCGTAACCCATAACGTTTCCTTTCTTGGTTGTAATAACATACTAAGGGTAGTAAAAGGTAAAAACAACCTGCTAAAGAAATAAGTTATCCACAGGCTGTCCGTGCGGAAGGCGTTTCGCTGGGCTACCGAGCACGGGCGTTGATGTCAATGAAGCGGAAGCAGGCTTGGTCACGCTCATACTCGTCTTCGCACAACAATACACCTGCGGCTTGAGCCCCGGTCAGGTCGTAAAGGCGCACATACCTAGCGTGTTCGCAGGCATACGGGTTTCCAGTCAGTTCGTCTTTCATAATTCCAGTCTATCGGTAGTAAGGGGTAAAAACAACCTTGGATTATTTCTAACCACGAGGGGTTTTTGTTTCTAACCACGAGGGTGATGTGTTACCTAATCTAGTCACGGTGGGGGAAAGGATTTATTCGGCGATTGCCCAGACCCGTGAAGGACGCCCCGGCTTTCCGAGAGTGTGGCAGTCGTCAATAACTTCCACTCTGCCTTCTTCTTCCAAGAACAGCAAACGCTTGGTTGCGTTAGCCTTGTCCATGTCAAGCAGTTCGGCTACGGCAACTGTGCGAGCCTCACCCATTAGGGCAACGGCGAGATACACGGCTTCGGTTCGGGTCAGTTTGTCAAACAAAGCGTCACGGAGAGATGAGAAGTCGCTGATAGAAGCAACGACCTTTCCATCTACCATGAGGTTTGTTCCAGTCATAGTGATGTTGTTCATAAGTCCATAATACCGATAAGAAGTCAAAACAACAACCTGTCGTTTAGATTTATTGGAACAGGGTTGGTTGGTCGTCGGCGATGTTACGGGGCATGCAGACCTCATGTGCGTACTTGTGGTGGTTTGTATCCACATACTTCACATTCTGTGTTACACCTTTAGCCCAACCTGTAATCAGGTGGTACACGCTAGATGAGCGTGGGTCTACTTCGTGGTCGCAAAAGTCGCATTTGTACTGAGCCATGTAGTCCCGAGTCTAGAAGTTCTTTATCAGATAAGCAACGACAATGAAGCCGATGATAGTTATTCCGTAGAAAAACATGTCGCTCATAATCCTTCCTGCTTTCTTTGTTAGAAAGGGTCTATCGTTTCTTCGTCTGCACACTCGTCGCACACATCGTCACACGCTAAACATTCTTCACATTCTTTGAAGTACTTATCGTACTCTTCTTGGTCTCTAAAAGGCAGTAATCCCATACCTTCATACTATGGGTAGTAAGAGGTAAAAACAACCTAAGTATGTATTTCTTTTTGAACAGCGTCTGCTTCACACCTGAGACAGTCACGCTTACGCCATGCGCCGTTCGGAGCCCCGAAGTACGTGTCTGAGTTGCCACAGTTTTCACACTTGTCGCCCCAAGTCCATGCGTACTCACAGCATGAAGGAACTTTTATGCCACTTCCATTCATGTTCGGGTGTCCACCACCGTTGGGAAACAGGTACTTAGCCAGCCCCGGAAGTGCTTCCAGCATCTTCAGACAGCAGTCGTGACATAAGTCTGCTTCTTCTTCGTCACAAGGGAAGTTGTCAGAAAAGCCACCGTAGTGACCTAAAGAGCAATTACCTAGCGACCAGCCGTAATCAATGAAGTTGCCTTGTTGCTGAGAAGTCGGGGCCGCCACGCCACAGTTGGTGCAGATAAGCGTCATCTCCCTCCCACCATTACGTTGAGTACGTTTTCGCTCGCCCATTTCACGGCGAGACGGTTCACGGTCATCAGGAACTCGGCTTCGGTTACGCCCTGCTCGGCAAGGAACTCCGTGAGGCGACCTTCGTTGAAGTCGTCAAGCATGCTCGCTAACGCCTCCGCGCCAGTTACGCCGATGGAGTAGTACTCCATGTCAAGTACGCCCTGAAAAGTGTCTGTGTATTTTTCTTTCATAATTCCATGATAGGGGTAGTAAGAGGTAATCACAACTTTTATTGGGGATTATTTCAGAAGTTCTCGGATTAGGGACATCGCATCTGGGTGCCCCGGGTTCATTGCTCGTAATCACATTCCATGTTGTCGCAACTTCCGTAGTTCTTACAGAAGGACTCGTAGTTCAGGCACTCTGGGTCGCCCTGAACGGCGTCATGCTGGGCTCTCGGAGGGCATCTGCGTGTCACGACTCGCTTGCCAATCCTGTAAGCAATGTAGTTCGTAATCAGTCCCATCAGTTCACCATGTTGTGCTTCACGACTGCCTTCTCAATGTCAATGAGTGCTTTCTCCGTGATTTTGAGCCCCGAGTTCACGAGTCCCATGAAGCCAAGTGGCGTCTGCTCGGCGAGTTCGTAGAACGAATCTAACGACTCGGCAAGTGCGCCCCAAGCGATGAGGAACTTGTCCACCCATTCAGGGTCTCCTTTCGGAAGTGCCACCGTTATTTCAGTTGCCGTAATCATGAGGCTACCGAGAAGTTAGGCTTGATTTCACGAGCAATAAACGCACCGAGGCTATCTGCCGACATTAGTGCGAACATGGTGGCGAACGGAACGCCCTCGTAACGATAGAAAGTCTTAGAGGACTTGTACTGAACGACAAGCGACTTCGCCTTGACGTCATAGTACCAAAACCCAACAGCCGTGCTGTTTCTTGGGCTTGACGATACGAGGTCGTCAGTAATCCATGCCCACTCGTCGTTGGCGTAGGTGAGCAAGTCTCCGTGCGTAAGGTTTTCGTAAATAAGTGTTTGTTTCATGACTTCACTTTATGGGTAGTAGGGGGTAAACACAACCTCTTACGAGGGAATGTTTGCCATTTCGTTCTGAACCAAGTTCAAGCCTTCCACAAGGGCTTTCCAGATGTCCTTCTTCACTTGCGTGGGGACTGTGTCAGGCAACTTGTCATAGGCACGGATAGCCGTGCGAATGTCTTGGTGGGTCTGCATTATGTATGTTTCGTAATCACTCATACCCACACTCTATGGGTAATAAGGGGTAGAAACAACCTCACGCACAAATAAACTTATCCACAACCCTGTGGATAAAGTGCGAGAGTTTTGTCGTGGGCGCAGCCCCGACCTGAGGGGGGGCGACTTGCTAGGCGATGCCGACTACGACATTCTTACTCGGGTATCATTGCGAGCCTAGTTGCGAGAGTTTTTGTGTTTTCTAATCGTTAGACGGTGGCGGAAGAGGCTCAACTAATGCGAAGTCATCTTCTCTGTACACAAGTCCAAGCCGGGACCCGTTGTCCCAATCAACGTGAACAGTTCCAAACGAATCTACGGAAGTGACAACTCCTTCATCACCACGAACAAGTTTCGTGTATGGGTCAGTGCAGTTGATTAGCCGTACTCGCTTGCCAACGTATGTTTTGTAATACGCCAACAGTTCGGGTCTTATTTCTTTTATGTCCATAACTTCACTTTACGGATAGTAAGGCACAACAACAACCTACGGTCAAGACTTTTACTGGTAGATGAAGTCCACTGTTTCTCTCAGCAGTCTCAACCCACCGTGCCAGTCCGGGGCTGTGTTGATGTCTCGCTTCACCACAGCGTCTCTAAACAGGTAGTGACCCTGAGCAACAGGAACCTCAAACCAGTCTCCCTGCCAAATACCAACATGGTGAATGAGTTCTCCCACGGGTACGCACAGCCCGTGTCCAAAGACGATGCCCTTGTCAGGTCTGTCAAACTGTCCTGCCGTGAGGTCTATGAACCATTCGTTCGTTTCCACGACAACGTGACCGTTCCATTTGTTCGGAACTTCCGTCACCGAGAGAGCCCCGACTGACCAACCAGTTGGTCCTTCGCCGTTCAGCATCTCCTTGTACGACTGTTCGTCCAGTCCAATGGCGTCCACCTGCGTCACCCACGACTCAATGCCGACTTGTTTGAGATACTCCCAACCAAACCGTGAGCCAGCGACACAAGCCCCAGCGTTAGTGAGCCTCGGGGCTGCGCCCCTGAGCCACACGGAACTGAGTGTTTCCACCATTAGGCGTTCCTCAACCCGAGTTCGGGTCTGTGGTTTGCGCTTACGCTTCGTCATCTGCCGTCTCTACTTCCTGCCTGTCCTCTCGCAGTATGTATCCAGCGAGAATTGCCACCACAATGCCTATGGGGTTCTCGTCTATGATTTTTTGTGCTTCGGCGTATGCCTCTGTTGATGTCATGTAGTTACTCATACATTCATCTTACGGGTAGTAAAGGGTAATCACAACCCGTAACAAAAAAATGGGGTCGGACGGGGATGAATGAGGGGAAGGGGTCCCGCCCGACGCTCCCGTGAGAGTTCACGGCACTCTGAGTCCAAACGCAAGGCAGGCTGGTTGCGGGGCCCCCGTGTGGGGTACACCAACCCTGCGCCTCAGAGCCATGCTCCGTGAACGCCCACGGCAACGCCGTGAGGCTTGGGGGTTTTCTGTTGCCACGCTCCCCCTGAGCGCCGAGTCCGACTCGGTTGTGCTGTTGCGCTACTAGGCGAGCAACTCGGCGACCATGCCTCGCACCATACGGTGGAGACGCTTTACGCCTTTGTTGCCAGCACCGTAACGGGCAGTAGCCTCAGACAACTCTGCCAAAAGAGCCTGCGCCATTGCCACACGATGTGACTTGTTCATTTTCACCTCCTCCCCACTCATGTCTCCATTATGGGGGTAGTAGGGGGTAATAACAACCTTTTCAGTAAATAACTTATCCACAGACTTATCCACAAACATTCCTGCCTGCGATGTGCCTGCGCTCGCGCGCACAGCCCCGAGACCCGTGCCTGAGTAAATGCCCTTGTTTGTGAACGATGTAGTGCCGTTCGGGGGGATTATCGTGTTTCTAATCGTCTTACGGTGGCGGAAAGGCTTCATCGGTTATCTCCACAGACGCAACAATGGTTGTTCTCCCATGCGTGAGTGCAGTCCATCGGGGCATCTGAGAACATTCCCGACCAGTCCGACTTGGCGATAAGCCAACCCAAAGCGAAACAGTAAATGTACCAACCCATTAGATACTCGCTCTCATCTCTCGTTCGTCTGCGTTGTGCTTCCACAAGAACCACTGACGCTTCACGCCCTCAATGATGTTTTCTTCAATGTGGTGTTCGTGACCGTCATACTCGTTCTCTGTGCTGAATGAGCCAAAGAGAATGGCGTTGCCACAAATAACACGACCAAAGATAATGCTCGCAATCGGGTTGAACGGAAGTCCGTCAATCAGACCTGTGTCGTTCACATAGCCATGAAAGCGTTCACCACGAACGCAGTCAAACCAACCACCAACAGTGGCGTTGATAAAGTCACCTTCGGGTGATGCGACCAGCGTTGTGGTTGGCATGCCCTCGGTGGGGATAATAAGTGCTCTAGTAAGTTTCATAAGTTCATTCTATGGGTAGTAAGAGACAGAGACAACCTGTCGTCAAGATTTTAGTTCCACTTTTTCTATGACTGCATCTGCAATCCACTCGGATACATGGTGCCCCGCGTCTTCCCATTCGTCAAACTCCTTGCAGATTTCTGCCCACGCTTCTGTGGTGAGGACTTCATGTTCATCGTCACGGTAGTCAAACTGCTCTTTATCCCAATACAGGATGCATAGTTCTTCTTCGGGGCTGTGGCGACTGAGCATCTCTAAGAGTGTCTTGACTTTCATTAGTACAAGCCCATCTCTTCACGCTCTTCGTCTGACACGGCTGTCAATACGCTTGCGCTACCCATTGGGGCATCGTGGTGACCTAGTGAATACTCAATACGGTCTGCAAAGACTTCGTAGGTCATGTTCCAGTCGCTACGGACTGTCATGCCTGCAATGAGGTCTGCAACCGTCTTGGCGTAAATGTAGCCTGAGACTTCGCCGTTCCATAGGCGCAAGTTCTTGACTTTCCACCAGTTTGTTTCGTTGGAGTCACGAAGTTCTTCCGTGACCATTGCAAAGTCCTCAACGGCGTATTCCCAACAGTCGCCGTAGCAAGTTGAGCCGTATTCCGTATCTACTGACTTTGTTTCTCCATCTTCCTCATAGGTGAGGCAGGTGCAGTTGTTTGTGATTTCGCCTTTTGCGATAACTGTGTTACTCATGACTTCATCTTATGGATAGTAAGGGGCAACAACAACCTAAATGTTTATGATACTTACAACTTCTTCTAGTTGTATCTGTATCGGCAGAGTGAGAGACGGGGTTGCGACATGAGCCCCGACTTCTACGGGTATCCATGAAACCATACGCCACCCATCAGAGTGACCACGATAAAACTCTAAGACTTCATCAGGGTTGGAGTAGTAAAAGATTTTCTCATCTGAGACTCCGAAACTGTCCGTGCCGGGGCCTTCTAGGTATTCACCGAAAGAGATGTAACGAGGTGTCGTGCCATCGTCGTCTTTGACGATAGCCCAACCACCTTGCCACTTTGTCACGACAGTCTCATTGTCACGACAGTCTCAATAGACACTCTTTGAGTGCGTCAGAGAGTTGTCCTGTGCCACTACTGTCCGTGATTACTTCATCAGGGTCATCAGCGAACGAGAGGGCAGAACCCATACCTTCGGCTGTCATGACGGTCACAAGCGCAACACGCCTGCGTTCAGGGTGCTTACTTGGTGCGCCTTCTACTTCTCCGTCGGAGTTGAGTGGCGCAGCCCAGCCAGTCGTGTGTATGGCTAGTCCGACAACGCCAGCACTAGGGTATTCCCCGTCAAGCAAGTCGTACACATCAGGCGCACGACCTAACTCAAAGTTGGAACCATCTTCCGTAACTCCGTACAATACGGCGTTACCCATTTGATGGTCTGTGTTTTTTATGATTTTCTCGGCAACCGAGATGGGTGTTACATTCATACCTTTATCCTATCGGTAGTAAGGGGTAATGCCAACTTCACGCAACGGAGAAGTTGGGCTTGATTTCTTTTGCGATGAAAGCACCGAGACTGTCGGCGTTCATTAGGGCAAAGACTGTCACGAACGGTACGCCCACATACCAATAAAAGGTATCTGATGACTTGTACTGAACGCATAGGTCGTTGGTCTTGGTGTTGTAGTTCCAATACTCAATGGCTGAACTGTTTTTAGGGAGACTGCTAATACGGTCTTCACCTACTACTGCCGTTTCATCGTTGGCGTAGTCAATGTAAATGTCGCCCTTGATGTAGGTGGACTGTCTGATAGTTGATGTATTACTCATACCTTCACTCTATGGATAGTAAGGGGTAAAGACAACCCCATTGGAAAGATTTATTTAGAAACTTCCGACTCGGCTAGTAGTTCATCTACGGCGCAGAAGTAGTCCCGGGTTTCTTCCCACGTTGCTTCCGACCAGTCAAGGTCGCCCCACTCTGCGTCAAGTAGTTGCTTTGCTCGGTCAATGTCGCACTCCATAACAACCACTACGGATAATAGTTGTGAAGGCGAGTAACCCGAATGTCGGGGCGTCGTCGCCAGTAGTTCGTTGAACTTGGCTCGGCAAGTCTCGTCGTAGTTCATAATGCTCTCTGTTCGTATCTGTGTTCTGCGTTGGCGAGTGTCTTGTAGTAGTCGCCTTGGTCGTATGACCAACCTTCGGGTCGGGCAATGAGGTTCCAAACCACATAAGGGTCAAACTCCTCAGGGCCCCGTTCTGCTAGAACAACCCAAGTCGCATAAGTGTCACCTTTGACACGCTCTCGCATTTTCTTGAAACGCACGATAGTCGCTCCGTTGATAACCAAACCCTCAGTCGGGATACGGTACTCAGGCTCTGTCGCCTCGTTGCTTGCGATTACTGCTTCTAGTTGTGTTGTCATAACTTCACCTTATCGGTAGTAGGGGGTAAAGACAACCCATTGCGAAACACATAACTAAGGTTGCGAACCTCGCCACTCCTATCCCGTCGGCAGGCTTGCTTACTCAGGGAAGAGGACGGACTATCGGAGCGAGGACGGATACACCAGAGGGAGTAGGGAGTCTAGAACAAACGACTATCGTGGGTAGAGCCTTATCAGCGACAGAGCCTTATCTGTCAAAGTAAGCGCACCGAAGTGGGTGCTATGTATTTCGCAAGAGGTTGTCTCTCACACCTTCAATCTATGGGTAGTAGGGGATAACAACAACCTGCCCACTACATTTTTTTATGAAACTTTCCAGTTTTTCCAAACAACTGACAAAGCCCAAATACTCACGCCAGCGCAGATGAGCGCGAGCCCCGGGTGCACGAAAAGCACGGGGTAAGCGAACACGAGCATGATGAGCAGATGTTTTAGAATTCGGGACTGCGCCATGATTTTCACTTTCTGTGTTTCTAATCGTCTAACGGTGGTGGAAAGCCCTAGCCGAACAACTTGCGTAGTTCTTGCTGGATACTTCCACTCTCGGCTTCGCCGTTCTCGTCACACATGACTTCGTCTGTGTCCAAGAAGCGCATGAGTGAAGTTTGTAGTCCCTCACAAGTCAAGCCAAAGATGACACGAGCAACATGAGTTTCGTCTGTCTCGGCGTTTATCGCACCACCGTAGGCAACTACGAACACATGACCAAAGCCGTTAGCAAAGATAGATACTTCCTGATTACCAAACATTTCTTTTGGTTCATCAAAGGTGCTTACGACTAATGGAGTTCCACTATCGCACATGACGACAATGCCAGTAGTTCCGAAATCAACAGGCGTTGAGTAGTCCTCTGGGTTCTCTGGAACAGGCAAAAGAGCGTCTAATTCTCTAACCATGCTTATTAGTTCTATCTGTGAAATGTTCATACCTTTACTCTATGGATAGTAAGCCCTAATACCAACCTCTAAATAAATCTATCTAAGTGTTGGAAGTGTCCCTTACTACCCATAGAGTGGAGTCACACCACAACAAAGGAGAAAAAAGTGGCACAGAAACCTATCAGCGTAAAGGTCAGCACTAAGAAAGTGATTGACGCATTAGAAAAGGCTCTCGCAGAACGCAAGAAGTCTATTGCCGACAACGAAAAGGCAAAAAAGGAATACGACAAAGCCGTAACGGAGTTCCGTGACAGTCTTGCCGAGATGTTTCGTTCAGGTAAAGGAAAAGTAACTTCCGTCAGCAAGGCTCACAACTTCCGTTACAACGAGGAAAACAACAAGTACGAAATCACCGTTGAGTTCCCTGCTTCCGTAAAAGCACCGAAAGAGCCTGAAAACCTGAACGATTGGTCAATGAAGTCAGACATTGAGGAGTTGGAAAACGCTATCGCAGTTCTGAAAATGACTGACGAGGAAACAATCAACACCAGCACCTACAAGGGTGTGGCTCGCTTCATCAAATAAACCCCCCACATAGGGGAGTGAGATACGCACCGACAGGTAGCGACCTCACTCCCTTTTGTGGTGTGCGTCGGGGCTCCCCGAATAAGTTTTTATGTCGGGTTGTTATTGACGCTTATTACCCATAGTATGAAAGTACACCAAACAAAAGGAGAACTGAAATGGGATTAGACCAATACCTATCAGCAAAAAAGTATCTGTCACCAGCCGAATGGCGTGGAGAGCAGAGCAAAGAGCAATTTGACGGAGTGCTAAAAACTGTCGGAGCAGAGACCTATGTACGCAAAGAGTTTCCTAGTGCCGAAGTTTCTATCAGCGTTGGATACTGGCGCAAGGCTAACGCTATCCACCAATGGTTTGTGGACAACTGTCAAGGTGGCGTAGATGACTGTGGCTCATACACGGTAGACCGTGAAAAGTTACAGGAACTGAAAAACCTCTGCGAAGTAGTCATCATGGACAAAGGTCTGTTGGAAACAAACGAGTCAGCGAAGAAAATGCTTCCTACTCAGAGTGGTTTCTTTTTTGGAAGCACAGATTATGACGAGTATTACTACTCGGACTTGCGTGACACGATTGAGATAATGAACGCTTGCCTAGCCATGCCCCCCGAATGGGACTTCTCTTACCAAAGTTCTTGGTAACCAACACTCAAAGGGGGCAACCCCGAAGCCCCGAGCCCCTTCGTGACATCTGGCAACAGGTTGTCACGGGGGGTTTTTATCAGTACCCTACAAACCACAACGAACAAAAGGAAAAAAATGAACATTGTAGATACACCATCAACTAACGATACGGCAGTAGCCCGTACATTAGACGGAAAGTTAGACCTAAACGCCTACCTCAACTGTCACGGAACCATTGAGCAAGACGGACTCACAGTAAATGTGATGGTTCTCGGGGCTCGCCGACGCTATGGACACCTTGACTTGGAAGTAACTCCAGTGCTCGGGACTGGGCGTCGCTGGGTTGAGCGCAAAAACATTGTCCTCAATAATGACCCTGCAGGTTGTGACTAACCCTTACTACCCCTAGGATGGAGCCATGAAGAGATACATTGTTCAAGTAACAGAGAGCATCAACCACTCATACGAGTTTGAAGCAGAGAACGAAGAAGAGGCATTGCTTGCTTACGAGCGTCTCACTGACATGCAACTCAAGTCACGAGACTTAGACGGAGACAGCAGTTGGGACCGTCCATGGGATGTCTACGAGATAACAGAATGACAACTTCTCACCACATACGAATCCTTACGGAGGTCTCGTACCCCGAAGGTCCGACCTATGCAAAATGGGATTACTTCTCTATCCCTGATGAGAAGTTGCCTGTGGAGTTCCGAGAGTTACCCGACCCAGAAAAGTTATACAACTTTCTCAACGAGAACGGTTTCTGGCATAAGGGCTGGCAGGAAATCACCCCAGAGATTGACGCTTGGATTGACTTCCACCCCGACCTATGTGGGTTACAAGACGAAATCGCAATAGAGGTGGCGTTCATCTAATGGCACTTATTGTTGACATTCAAACAGGAACCGTCTTGGACTCACGAAACTGTTACGTCGTTATCGGAGAAAACCTAAACGAGACTGATGAACATCTTCTTGAAAACGGTTCAGACCATGAAATCGCTAACGTCGCAATACTCAACGGTCTCCCCCTGGAGCCCCGAGCCATGGAGCGAGTGCTTTACGGGTTACATTCAGTGGGGTACGAACCCTCTGCACTGAGGGCACAGGCATCTGTGATGTTGGACGACTATGCAGACTACGAGTTGAAGGTATCGCGGGACCACCTGCAATGGGTTGCAACTCAGGCGTCGGATGCAGAACTGGGAATATTAGGCAGCATGTGCGCAGAAGACGACGAGTCGTGGGTCAACTACGAAAAAGTGTTTATACACGCACTGACTGACCTAAAAACCACAGCACCCTTTTAGTAGCACTGACGGTGGTGGAAGAGTCACGCTGCGCGTTTATTCAGAAATCCAACTTTTTGGTAACTGACTTACCCCTAGCCTTTTTTACTTTTCTTCTTTTTTCTTACTTTTTGCAGCGGCCTCTGGGGCCAGAGCAACTTCGGCGACTTCAACTACCTCGGCGACTTCAACTGCTTTAGCGACTGGCATCACGAACGAATCGGAACCGATGCCCTTTGGTTCAGCATCTTGCTTCTTTGGTGCTGACTCAACGACAGCCCCGGACGTCTTCTCAAACGCTACTACTTTTGCCAATGCTTCTTCTGGAGTAAGTTTTCTCATGATGTTTTCCTTCTGAATAAATCTCGTGAAATAATAATACAACACCGGGGCACCCAGTCGGGACGCAAGTTTCTTATAAATCTTTCTAAGAATGTTGGAAGTACCCCTTACTATCCATAACATGGAATTATCACCAACCACAAAGGAGCAACCGTGGATACCTATAAAGACCTAGACACGCTTGAAATAACAGAAGACAACATTGACGACATGCCTGAATTGGAATGTGAATGTGGAT